ATAACTGTGTTTGCATCATCAAGCGTCGCAAAATCCATCGTAACACTTCTTCCCTGATAATCTTCATCAAGTGCCACTGCTATCAAAGACGATGGAATACCAGAAAGAAGAAATTTTAAACCCCTAGCTTCTATATTCCTTGTTTCTGTTACAGATGTTATTTCAAGTAAAAAGCCTGATCCAGTATAGTTATTTCCATCATATACAAAGTTTCCAACTCCGTTCCAAAATCTTAAAGTTTGGCTATCAAATTCAGCAGTAACCAGAATAATAGGTTTTAAAGATGAACTTGTTATTTCAGACCTAAAACCGCTTGTTATATTCCTAGACATTATTTTACCTCTGTCGCTGAAAATTGCAAGCTATGCTGATTAGGCGGGGTTATATTAACAGGTGAAGCGTTTTGATCTAATCTAAACAACCCCTTTGCATTAGAAACTATAATAGCCTCTCCATCAGCTGGAGCAGTTTTTATACCTGGAGCTATTTCTAGTGTTGCTTGTCCAGATCCATCGCTATTTGCATCACTTAAAACCTTATGCAAAGTTGTTGATATGCCAGTCCCATATTGTATCCAGTCGCCAGCCTTTAATATACCTGTTTGGCTTGCCGTCCATCCGCTAGTAACTAGGTCATTGCCTGTTTGTCCTGCACCACTAACAACTGGAGTTCCAGTAGCTATGCCTCTAGGCTCTTCGCTTCCAGGTATAGACATAGTAAACATTCCCACCTTGCCTTTAAGCTTTAAAATAAATGCGTTATATTCTTCCGCCTGATCTCTATTTAAAAGGTCTATATTAAAATCAATCTTCCATGCAGTCCCTTGATGCTCCTGAACTTGTTGCTTGTATGTAAAATTGCTTTGCGTAAATCCGACCGAATGCTTCAAAGATATTGAAAAAGATGACGCTCCAAAAGTTGTTGGGAAATCTATAGGATATGTTATAGGCATTATGTAACCCCTCTTAAATCTGCTTCTTTTATTGCTGATCTTGTGCTTTCTTGTATTTTTGGCATAAGAGATTGTATTTCTGATCTTACCGTTTGAACAACGCCAGTTGCTACGTTTATTGTTTGATTAACAACAATAGCGCCGCCTTTTTGCTTACCTTGTGGAACAATATCCATACGCTCGCCCCTTGAAACTCTTGCTATAGGTGAACCGTTTAAGCTCAATAGGTTCTGATCAATACCACCAGCGCCGCCAAGCATCATTGAACCGCCGTTATTGAAGCCCACAAGACCTGCTCCAGCTGTTGCCAATTTGCCAAAAAAACCAGCGCCGCCATCACCACCGCCTAAACCGCCAAGTATGCTACCTATTCCTTTGCTTAAAGGCTCTGTTATAAACTTTCTGTTTACAAGGCTTAACATGTCGTTTATTAAACCTCTGAGTGCATCCTTCGCACTATTAGCACCAGTTATAAAACCTGTAAATGCGTCAGCCGCGCTATTAGAAAATTTGTCAATTTGTCTTTGTGTTTCTCTGAGTTGTTTAGCAAGTTCCTTTTCTTCATCCTTTGACTTTGATATTTTATCAGAAAGTAAAGAGTAATCTTGAGTAAGTTCCCTTACAGCCCCGCTTGCTGTTTTTATTTCTCCCTCATTAAAAAATATGTCAGATATAGGCTCAACGCTTGACCTAAATCCTTCACCCGCTTTTTTTATATTTTCAAAGAAATCATCTCCAGCCGCATCTCTAAAGCTATCATTATCTACTTTTTGCAGTAAATTTATATCCTCTTTTTTAATTAAGTTAATACCTCTAATTGCAAGATTTATAGTAGACTTTATAACGTTAGTAAGATTATTAAATTGGATTAATATCTCAGATACAACCGCAGAAAATACCGCCTTAAATGTATTTGCAAATCCTATAAATAAACCTGTTATTGTCTTCACAACCCCGCCCACAACTTGAAGAGAGCCAATAAGAACTTTTGTTGAGTTTGTTGTCTCATTTATTTGGCTTATAGAAGAGGTAAATCCTATTTTTAATTCATTAAATGCCCTTGAAACAGTCATAGGAAAATCGGAAAACTCTTGGTTTATCTGCTCTGATTGATTTAATATTGCACTAAATACATCCTCTGATAAAACCGCGCCTTCAAGAACAAGGTTCCTAAGTTGCCCAGTTGTAACCCCAAACTCTTCTGCTATTGCATTTGCAACCGCTGGAATGTTTTCAACAATAGAGTTAAATTCTTCCGCTCTTAATACACCAGCACCTAAGCCTTGACCTAATTGCGTTAAGCCTGCGTTTAGGGCTTGAGTAGATGCGCCAGACACTATACCAAGTTTTTGAACACCATCAACAAAAGTAGTCATTTCTTCTACGGATGCCTTTATCTCATCCCTTACAAAAGAAAGCCTTTGAAATACCTCAACCGTGGTGCTAAATTCAGACCCAGTTCTTTTAGATATATCTAGCAAGCTTGTCATGGCTTGCTCAAACTCTTGCGTGCTTCTTGTTGAATTTTTAACCCTAGCTTCAAGCAATAAAAATTGATCTGACAGCCTTGTAAAAGCCGCGGCGGTTGCCAAAAAAGCCGCGGATATTGCCAATATACCACCCGCCGAAGCTTTAAGACCCTTAAAAGATTTATCAGCTTTTTTTACTTCTTTGTCTAGCTTGGTAACAGACGTTTCAGCTTTTTTTCCAGACTTAGCAATGTCATCTAAGGTTCTTTTTACACGCTTGCCGCCTTCTGTCTTGCCCCTAATATCAATTACAATGCTTGCATCAGTCATTTACTAGCCTTTTCATTAAAGTCAATATCAGCGCATTCCATAGCCCTAAAATACCTACTAATTCTCTCTATATCATTTATATCATATATTTGATGCAAATAACACCATTGAACTATGGAATTGAAAGGGATAAATCCCGCCCCTCCCATAGTTATAGGCTTATCAGTTTCAAGCGTTCTATAACCCGAAAAAATAAAATCAAGTCCAGGCAATAATAATGGCCGTTCTTCTAATGCTTTAATTCTCTTTCCTGCTTTTTGCAATGATATTAATTGCTCCAAGCCTTTACCCCACTCATTAAACCATAGAAGAACCTCGATTAGTTTTTTGTGTCGGTTTCCTCTTCTTCTTGCTTAAATACTGAAATATCATTGGCTTGTTTTTGCAGGTCTAAGAACAAATCAGGATACTTTGATAGAACCTTTACGCAATTTTCAGGCGTAAACTCTAATGGCTTGCCCTTTTCTAGCTCGACACCTTCCCAGCCTACTACAATAGCCTCAGAATACGCTTCAAGCATTATCTTTTCTGCAATGTTCTCAGCTAGTACGCCCATTTCATGTTGTCGTCTATGTGGCTTAAACTTTGCCTCAAAAACAGATTGAAATTTTTTATTAGAACCTCCAGCTCTATGAATTAAAAACTTAACGCCTCCAGGGTATTCAATTTCTACACCTCTACCAGCTTCTAAATCTTTACTTGTTCCAAATAGTTTATCTAGTTCCGTTGTCATATTTACCTCGTCGATATGGTGAAGGTGTAAGGCTACCGACAACCCCACACCTTCATATAAAAAAATGTCGGTATAATTTAAATTATGCGGTTCTTGTTATTTCAAGTGTGTTGTCAGTTCCATCAAATAAAGCTCTGAAACCCATAGTTACAAGAACATCTTGATCATTTCCACCTGCTACAACCTCAGCATTTTCAAACTTTAGTTTTCCTATGTTAAACACATAGTTTTTACTTGATGCGCCACCAAGCTTAAACGTCAAATCTGTTGCTGTGCTGTTTAGGTAAAGATTAAACAGTTCTTCATTTTCAAAGTATGCCGTTAAATCTCCAGTCACTTCAAATCTACCTGTACCAATACCGCGAGCATCAAGAGAGCCTAGAGCCTTTTGTTGTCTAAGGTTATTAGTAATAGAAAGATTAATACCTGTAAGCTCTGGACTAGTTACGCCAGTAATACCCAAGCTTGCAAAGTTAGCGTTAGCGTTTATAACATCGTTTGAGTTTGAACCTGTATAAGATGATCCAGCGATAGCCGCTTGAGCAACCGCAGTTCCTTTGCCAACAAATTCAAAAGAACCTGTGACAATCTGATCAACCTGTACTGAAAGATCAAGTCCAGACGCAATACAACCCTCATATCTATGGAATTGATCCGTTGCGCCTGCTTCAAAAGTCTTTTCTAACGTAAATGATTTTTCAGTATTTCCATTTTTTAGAACGTTTGTTGACCAAGTGCTATACATTAAACTTTCAAGCCAATCATCAAAAGAACCATAAGAAAGCTCAAAATCTACAGATCCGCCTGTGCTTTGTCCTGTTTGAATTAAATCAGTTACGTTTCTATCGGCTCTGATCTCATTTGACACGGTTGTGTCAATGTTGGGAGATATGCTTTCTCCTGTAAATCTTTGCTCAATAAATGTTGGCGTTGCTGGTGTTGTGCCCCAAGTGCTTTCCTGAATATAAGCGAGGCGCGTCTGACTACTATCTACCATTTTTAAAACTCCTTTAAGTTATCTGGTCATATCTAAATGATGCGAATACGTTAATTTGGTATTGACCCGCACCGTCATTCCCTATTTGCCTAGCATAACAGTCATAAAAATGAATATTATTACTAGTCTCTTTTCCCATGAACACGCCTAGCGCTGTAGTGGCTTTTTCCCTTGCATCTTTAGAACTTTGTCCTTGTGCCTGAAAAACTTGAATTGTCACTATACCAAAATGACGAAACCTATTATTTGACGGACTTCCTATAGACGCTTGACTTCCTTCGTTTTCCCTACAATCAAATCTAACCCATGTCTGTCCGTCTGTTGGGTTAAATTTAAAATCTGGCCAAGCTATTTCCGTTAATCCATTCCAAGCATTATCGAAAAAATATCTTATTTCTTTTTCTGCGTCATTAAAATTCATTTTATAGCATTCTTTCCTACTTGTATAGCACCCTCAACAAATCCACTAGGCGCTTGTCCTGAATAACCATCATTCAACCTTTTAATATAAGGCAAATTGTTAGTTATATAAATAGTTGATTGAACGTCTTTGTATTCTGTCGATGCTTTTAGTCCATTGTTGGCCCTTGGAGGAGTGTAACCTGCCCCCTTTTTTGTCTTATCATTCCAAGGCACTTCTTTTAAAATTGGATTATTTACACTTACTTGCCAGTTCGCCCTTGCACGTCCTGTATCAACTGGAGTATTTAAAATGAGTTGCTGATCAATCAATATGGCCGTTTTTCTAACTTCCTTTTTTAATACATTAATGACCTTTTTTTGATAGGCATTATCTAATTGTTTTTTAAAGTCACTCATAGATTACCCGCTATATTTTCGCCTACAAACTCATACCCAGCTAAATCATAATGAACCCTATCACCCGCCGCGCCAGTGATGTTATTTCCAGATATAAACTTAACCCCTGATTTTTCTGTAGCAACGTTTTGTTGCGCCTGATATATGTCGTCCCATTTTGTTTGGCCACCTGCCCAGTTTCCTGTGTTATTTGGAAAGCCTGAATTATACCAAGTTGCATCGCTTTGAGTTGCATTCCTAACCATATCAATAAGCCTTTTTAAAGCGTCCTCATAGTCAAGGCGGCTTGTTCCGCTGGCAACATCTCCCTCACCTTGAAGCCATATAAAACCCTCTATTTCTGCATAAAGCTTCGCTATTTGAATAAATTGCATGGCCGCTGTTGCTGTTGCTGTAACTCCAACAATTTTAGAACCGTTAGACCTATATAAAACACTGTTTGTGTTCCATGTTGGCGTTGTTCCAAAGAAAGACGTTGAGTTTAAGCAGGCTGGAGCTACAACCGTATTATTGCCTATAGCATCAGCAAAGAAACCCGCCGCACTAACACCGCTGGTGCTTTTCCCTAAAGCAGTACCTAAAATTGATCCTGTATTGTCAGCATAAGGATCACTATATGAAACTAGAGATCCAGTTAAATCAAAATTAAATATATCATTAGTGTATAACGTAGATCCAGACGCTACACCCTCTGCGTTAGATTGCCCCAGGAAAGGAAATAATTTTTTTGTAGCGTCAAACGTCACACCACTAACGATAGACACATCTCCAGTTTGTTTGGCGCTTTCTTCATGGTTCAACATACTGTCCCAATACTTAAAATCTTCTTTTATTGAAGAGTTTGTATTACTACCGTTTAAAGATCCTATTTCTACACCTGTAAAATTAGCTCCATTATAATTGCCTATTTGTGAACATAATAACATTCCGTCAAACCATACCTCAAAGGTGTCAGAACTATAGTTTATTAAAATCCTGTGAGTTCCATTGGCAAAAAGATTTTGGTAGCTGTCAAAGATTTCATTAGGTTGGCCACCTGATTGTACTAAATGCCTTGCTCTTGATCCAAATTGTCTTTTTTGATGAAAATATCTATTTCCAGCACTACCATATAAATACAAAACAACTGAATTATCAGATGTTCTATATGAACTATCCGTAAACTCTAAATAAACACTCCCCTCAGACCCATTGAACCCATCAATACTTACAATACCGTTTGAAGGTGAAGCGTCATGAAATGTAGGTGTAGGAACAACAACGCCAGTCTTTACGCGCCTTGTTCTTCTCATTTTATTTGATGAGGCAATCTTTGATCTTCTCTTGGTTTTTCTAGCCATTTTTCCTCACCTGTAATTTATAAATTATTGCTGTATCGCCTGTTTTAACCTCAACAACATTCATTATGGTTAATAATGAATTATCATTCACCGTGTCTCCAGTCCTAGGTTTTGTGTTTCCACTCGCCGCAATCAAAACTTGTTTATCTTCTCTCCTGATTATAGAGCCGTCCACGTCAGATTGATTATAATCTAATACCACCGCCTTAACTATTGAAAATGTATCTGAGTTTCCAGATATAGTGTCATTTTGAGCGTTGTAAACCCCTTCGGATTTATAACATATTGTTACTAATCGACCTTTATCAACTATTTGACTTAAAGCAACGTTTTCTAATGATGAATAATCATAACTCATTTAGTCCCCCTTATGGTACATCATTGACAATATCGGCGGCTGTCATGTTATACATAACAAAATGAGCCGTTCCTATATTATCTTGTATGTTTGGATACGTGTCACCATCGCCCATACGCCACCAATGACTTGGAGCTGTGGTTAACGTTGATAGATCAAAAGGCGTTCCACTGTTGTATATGTCAGAAATATTGGCGCTCTGGTCTGATCCCCATATTGCCAATTCATCTATCTTTGAATTGTCTTTTAAGTAATTTCCGCTTACAAATCTGCCGAGGCGTAAGTTATCAGGGTCTATTCCTCCAGTATAACCAAAGTTATTATGTGACCAAGCACCAGCAGATATAACGTCGCTACCATTAATAAACACTTTAAATCTGCTATAATAATCACTAAGA